GCTCGTGCCCACCGCGCGCGCTGGCGTGATGGTCAGCACCGCGGCCCGGGTCAGCGGCCGGTTGTGCGTGTAGAACGTCCAGTCAGCCAATGACTGCACGTCCGCGTCGTTGAGCAGGTCAACCGTGGCCGCGTACGGCTTGCCGAAGAAACGGTTTGTCGCGGCGATGATGTCCGCGTTACGACCGCCAACCGCGGTGGACCCGTTGGCCCGGGTGATCTGCACGTTGGCGAACAGGTACTGCGGGTCCTGCGCGAGGCTGAAATCCGGCTCGTACGGGATTTCCCCGCCAGCCTGGTTCTCCCCGAACGTCGCCACGGGGGTCAGGCGCAGCCAACGATCCTGGCGCCCCTCGAAGACGATCGCGCCGTCCTGCGCGGCCCACAGGCAACCACCCTCGGCCACCACCGTGTTCTGTGTGTCCGGCAGCAGTCTGATCGAGCCCTGGTAGCTCGGCGGGCCCATCACCGAAGAGCCGAAGCTGATCCGGGTGGGCCCGGCGTAGCTGCCCACGCTCGACCCGAGGTGGCGGGCCACCCGTACCCCGGCCAGTTCGCCCGAGTCGCCGAGTCCACCCGCGGTCCACAGGTTCGTGATCTCGCTGGAAGTCAGCACCCGGTTCCATAGCGCCACCCAGGCCATTGACCCGTTGACGATCTGCTCATAAGCGGTATGGGCGAAGTAGCCGCCGACCACGAGGCTGGTCGGCTTAATGGTGGCGATGCCGCCGAGTGAGGCCGTGGTGACCGTGCTGGTGGCGATCTGCACGCCGTCCACGTACCCGGTCAGTGTGGAGTTTCCCCCGGCCACCTGGACGGCCGTGGCGACCAGTAGGTGTGGTTTTCCGTCGGTGACGACCGGCCCCGCGTTGAACAGGTCCACGGTGCCCGTCGCCCCGGACAGGAACGGGTCGAACTTGTTGTGAATGCCGTCGATGGCCAGGCTCATCCCCTCGGCCGGCAGGGTGGTGGTCGTGTTGTTGGTCACCGGCAGCACGAGCACCTGTGCGTCCCCCGTGCTCGTGCAGACCACCCAACAGGCCATCGTCGCGGCCCAGCTCGACGGCCCGTAGTTGGGGAAGATCAATGACTGGCCGCGGTTGATGACCGCGCCATAGCCGAGCACGGTCCCCGTGTTCTGCGCCAGGCCCGGCCACGAGAAGGCGACTCCGGTGCCGCCCGGGTCGCCGACGATGCCCAGGCTGCTACCGGGGGACGGGGCGGTTCCGGCGCCGTTCTTGGACGGGTACAGGACCAGGCTCGGGCCGCCGTTGCCGGACCGGTCGATAAACGAGGTGTCCGCCGCCCCGTCGTCCAGCGGCCACACGAAATCAGGGTTGGTCGCCTCGATCGCCACGGCGTACTCGGTGCCGATCGAGATGGCGTTGAGCGCGGCCAGGTTGTCCACCGCGGTTATCAGCGCCTCGCCCTCGAAGCCCGACGACGGCCAAGTGCGCTCGTAGCGCTCGCACGTCCCGTTGAACACCGGGTACACCACCGGCCCGGTCTGGGTGAACGTGCTCGCCGACGCACCCTCCTCCATCTGCACGTCGTCGAGCAGCGTCGTACCCGCGAGCGCGGTGCCGACCGTGCGCACGTAGAGCGTGTGCGAGATGTCCGTGGCCGTGAACGTCACGGTTACCCGGTTGTACGCGCCGGTCGCCGTGGTGGTGCTGCCCAGGATCGTGCCGGTCGCGTTGAAATAGCGGTACGGCAGCGTCGTGGTGCCGTTCGTGTTGCCGGTCTCCAGTCGCGACCAGCACCCCACCTGCCCGGCCGCGGTGATCGACGACTCGCCTGTCACGGTGACGCTGGCGCTCGCCGGACGGTTGGTGGCCACCGGCCAGCACCAGGCTTGCAGCGTCGTGCCGGTAGCCCGGAAGCGCAACCCGAACTGGGCACCCGCGGTGTAGGTGGAGGCCAGCGTGGTCGTGCCGAGCGAGGTCTCAGTGCCGGCGACCCGTTTCCACACGGTCAGGGTCATCGTCGAGTCGGTGTTGAAATCGACACTGGCCCGGTAAAAGTCGGTGGCCGCCGTCCAGCGCAGTACGAGCCCCTGGCGAATGGCCGCGCCCACCGCGAGCGCGGGTGAGCTGACGATCGCGGTCACGTCCGCGTCGACCGCGTTGACCCCGACCGTGGTCATCCTGGCCACGTTGACGCTGGTCAGCGTGTGGCTGCCGGTGCCGCGGGCGGACAGCGTGCCCGGAACCACCGCAAAATCCGACGCCGCGCCGCCGGTGGCCGTCCATGCCCCGCCGACGTCGGCGGTCCCCCAGCCGTTGGCCACCGTGCGGTTGAACGCGTCCACCCCGACCGCCAGCCCGCCGACCGCGATGGCCTGGGTTGACGCGGTCGACTGGCGCACGTACGCCGAGGCCGTGTACTGCGTGCCGGGCATGGTCAGCGCCGGCCCGATGCCCACGCCCTGAATGGTGGCGACCGCGGCCGTGGTCCAGGTGAGGTCACGCGAGCCGGTGCGTGGCGTGGTGGTGCCCACCACCGGGGTAGTGCCGCCGAGCACGGAGATCCAGGCCGGTTGCGCGCCGACCGTGGAAGCCTCAAAGCTCGGGTCGAACGGCACCCGCCACGCGCCGGTGTTGAGCAGGTTCCCGGCCACCTGGGGCCAGGTGCCCATCCAGCTGATCGGCCGGTACGGCAGGATATTGCCCGCGTACGCGCTCGACGGGTTGTCCGGGTTCAGATCCTCGTTGACGTCGCGGAGGTAGAACTTGGGCTGACCGGCCACCGACTGGCCGAGTTCGTAGACCGCTCCGCCGCGCTGGATGTTGTTGACCCCACGCAACACCGACGTGAAGTCTTTCCATACCTTGACCGCGGACGGGTCGTTCGGGTCGGTGAAGGAGATGCCGCAGAACCAGCGCGGTTGCGTGGTCTTCGGCAGGGTGGCGGCCACTAGCGGGCCTGCCCGATCGTGGTGCCCGCGGTGGCCCCGGCGATCGTCACCCCGGAGCGTCCCTGGAAGCGCCCGGACCAGGACAACATGGCGTATCCGACCTTGTCCTTGTCGAGGTAGACGTCGGCCATCGTCACCCCGCCGCCACCCCCGCCGTACCCGCCGTACTGCGGGCCGGTGAACGCCCCGCCGCGCGACGGGGTGACCGCCATGTCGTGCCAGCCGGCCGCGGTCACCAGCGCGGCCATCGCCCGGCCAGGGTTGGACGCGCGGCCGATCAGCGCCTCGTCGCCGGTGGACGCCTCACCCATGAAGTAGCCGCCCGGACGGCCGGCGTAGATACCGGCCTGGTCGTAGTGCTCGGGCTGGCGCGCGGTCGGCGAGTACACCCCGGACTGCGCGTGCGAGCGCCTCCCGATCAGTCGCGCGATCGACGGCGGGGGCTGGTTTTCCTGGTACTGCACGTGCACCGGGATGGTAATGACCTTGCCGTCGTTCTTGTCCATGACCGTGATCAGGCTGTCGAACTGCGTCTTGAGCGCGGCCACCTGGGCATTCGACAGTCCGGCCTGACTGGCGAGCGCGAGCAGCGCGTCCACCTGGTTCTTGTAGGCCGCGGCCAGTTGCGGGGAGATGCCGTTGACCTTGCCTAGGTTCGTGTAGTAATCCTCGGTGGCCTGGATGGCCTGCAACAGCGCCGACGTATGGTCGCGACCGGCCTGCGTGGTCAGCGACCACTCGCCGCGGTTCTGCTTGAGCGCGTCTTTGAGGTTGCTCAGGTCCTGGTACATCGTGACCTGCGACTGGTCGAGCGACATGGCCTCGGAGAAGGTGCGGTGCATCTCGTCGGCCAGGTGGGCATAGTCCCCGGCCAGGCTGTCCGTGGTCGAGCCGAGCTGTTGCTCGACCTGGTTAATGGCGCCGAACCGGGTGATCGCCGACGGGCCGCCTAGGGCATTGGACAGCGTCGACCCGAAGCCGGCGAAATCGCCGGTGGCCAGCTGGTACAGGGAGTGGATGCCGGCCATCTCGCCGGACAGGAACGCCACGGCGTGACCGCCGACGTTAGCCAGAACCTCGAATCCGTGCGCGATCGTCTCGATATCGCTGGCGATGGCCGGCGCCTCGTCGGAGATGTCGTTGAAAAACTCGACAACGCCCTGAATGACCACGGGTATCGAGTTCTCCAGGGCATCGAAGATCGGCCCCATCTTCTGGAGGTCGCCGACCAGGTCGATGCCGACCGACGACTGTAGGGCCGAGCCGAGGGCCCGGGCTATCCCGTCCGCGTAAGGGGCGATGTGCGCCAGCGCGTTGCCCAGCGCGATGATTGTCGGCTCAAGAAACTGCTCAAGATCGTTCAATGCGGTGGCGGTTTCCGGCGCGAACGCCTCCGTCGCCTTGGACCACGCGCTACCGAGACGGTCGGTGAAGCTCGACAGCGCCGACTGCACGTCGTTGGAGCCGAACTGGCTCACGATGCCCGCGGCCAGGCCACCACCGGCAAGCACCGACAGCACCGTGCCGCCGACCATCCCGCCGAGCAGGGGGGCGAGCGCGGCCACGCCGAGCGCGATGGCCGGGCCGAACCCGGTCATGGTGCCCTGAAGCTCTTCGAAGATCGACAGGGAGTCGTTGCCGGCGTTGGCCAGGCTTTTCATGTTCGGCGACAGCTTGGCGGCGTCGCCCTCCATCGACCGGATATAGCCGGTGATCTTCTTAAAGTCGGCCTCGGCCTGGCCGAGTTGGCCGAATGTGGCCTTGTCGCCGGTACGGGCGAACTCGGTACGGAGCTTGTCAATCTCGGTGCGCAGGTCGGTGCTCTTGAGCCTTAGTGACTCAAGAGCTGTCTTGCCGTCGCGCATGTTGGCCTGGACGAGCCGGCCGAACTCGTCGGCGGACTTGCCCTCGCGCCGGAAGTCCTCCGACACTTTGTCGCCGGTGGTCTTCGAGGTGGCCTCGAAGTCACGCATCGCCTTTTTGAGGGTGGCGAGCATGGCCAGCACGTCACCCGCGTCACCCTTGACCTTGATGACGATCGGGTCGAACGCCTCCATGCCCACCCCCTCGCGTTGGCTAGAGCGTAGCTATCAGCGCGTGAACAGGGCCCGCAGCCGAGCCACCGCCCGCTCGCGCAGGGGCCGCACAGTGGCCCGCACGGCGGGCGCGATGTACGGGCGTGGCGGCAGGTGGCTCGCGTGGTCGCGACCGGCCCAGCCACCGAGTTCCTGGATGCGGGCGTAGACCGCGGTCATCCGCAGCGCGCCCTCCCAGATGGCGCGGCCGATGCGCTGCGGGGCCCGGTCCTGGGCAGAGCGCCGCAGGTTGCCGGTGATCAGCGCCGGTGGCTCGCCCGGAAGTGATGGCGTGAGCGTGCCGGGCGGGTGGGTCTTTCGGGTCAGCTCGACGGCCACCGCGCGGTGCGCGATGGTCACACCGTCGCCCACGATCTCGCGCATCGTGTCGTCGAGCCGCGCGGCCAGGTAGTCACAGCGTCGGGCGAACCCGTTGTCGTCGACCGTGACGCTGACCCTGGCCACGTGCTCACCTCCGCTTTGGCTTCGGGGCTACCTGCTGGTACGCCTTGGCCCGCGCCGTCTCCACGTTGCCCCCGGACCGGGCCGCCGCGGCCTGCGCCTTCCAGAGCATCGGCATCTCTTCGATGAGTTGCTGAGGCAGCTCATCGATCTGCTCCGGCGTCCAGGTGTAGCGCGAGGCGAACGCGTCCACGGTCACAAGATCCGCGAGTCGACGCTCAAGGTCGTTACGAGGTCCGCGGGGATTTCCGCTACCGTCGCCCGCGGCGTAGACGGACCTGAGCCAGAAGTGGGCGTCGACCCGTTGCTCGCCGCGCTCGGCGGCTCGGCTTTTCCCTCGTCATCGTCCTTGCCGTGCGAGAGTGTCAGGCCCAGCGTTTCGAGCGCGAGCGGCGCCAGGTGCGCGCCGAGCGCGGCCAGGTCGGGGGCCGACACGTCGGCCATCACCGAGGGGTCCTCACCCGGGATCGGCCGGCCGTCCAGGTACCACGGCACACCCACCCGGGTGCCGGCCCACGACTCGATCAGCGCCTCGGCCATGACGTCGGTCATCGCCCAGCTTTCCTGCGACCGGACGGAGAACAGGACCGACCCGTCTTCCCTCGTCTCGAAGACCGTGGCCAGCCGCTTGTGGTGGCCGCGCTTGAAATGCACCGCCGAGTCGCGGAAAAAGACCCGACCGCCGGACGGCAGGTCGAGCGGGTCGGGGATCGTCATGATGTCCTCCCTGGATGTGACGCGGGCCGGCACGCGCACCCCGGGAGGACACCCAGGTACGCGGCCGGCCCGCGGGCCTGTCAGTACGTGGCCAGCGCCACGGCGTTCTGGATAGTGATCTTCCCGGGGCTGTAGCCACCGCTCGCGCCCGCGTTGGTGGTGTTGGCGATGGCTACGTACGTCGCGTCGTAGCCGATCGCTTCCTCATCGAGCTTGAGCTTCTCGGTGTCGAACGCGCAGAGCTGGTGATCGACCTGCAAGCTGGTCAGCGTGGCCGACGCGCCCTGCGTGCCGAGCAGCTGGAACTGGGGCTGCGTGTTGTTGAGCAGGTAGTTCAACTCGGTCTCATCCGATGGCACGGTGAACGTGATGGAGCCGGCCATGCCGACCGCGCCGCGCTGGATGATGAACGGGTTCTGGCTGTTCTGCGCCGTGTTCTCCACCCGCAGCGCGCGCGTGATGGTCATCGACCACTCGCGGACCTTCTTTGTCTGGCTGCCGCCGGACGCGATGCCGCCCAGGCCCACCGCGAACTTCCAGAACGGGATCGGCGTCACGGCCGTGAACGACGGCGCGACCGCGGTGGTGGGCACCGCGGCGCTCGGCCAGCACATGCCCTTGCCCTCCACGGTCACGAACTCGCTGTCCGCGTTGCCCTTCAGGGTCAGCTCGGAAAGGGCCGCGCCCGGGTAGTACCGCTGGCCGGTGGTCGGAGACAGCAGGTTCTGGTGCACGATGGTGAGCGTCGTCGGCTGGCCGGTACCGGAGTTGAGCAGCGAGAACGCGTGCGTGAACGGGGCGGACGCGCCGCTCTCCGTCTGGTCGCCGAGGATGTTCTTGAGGAAGTAGCCGACCGCGTCCGGGAACATCGGCCCGGAGAAGCTGAAGCTCTCGTGGATCGGGCCCTGGGTGCGACCGTGGATCTCGGCCATGTCGCCGTACAGGGACTTGACGTCGAGCCAGGTCGGGTTCGGCTCGGGCTGGAAGTTGTCCACCGGGATCGAGAACATGCCCGTGAGGACCTGGGTGCCCTGCGTGACCTCGGGAGCGACGAGGATGACTTGGCGCTGGGTGGGGGCGGTAACCGGCGTGGCCATGGCTCACTCCCCCGCGGGCTCGGTGTCGTCGGTGGCCGGAACCTCGCTGGCGCTCGATTGCCCGAATGCCCGCTCGACCTCGGCCGGGATGTCCCGGTCGTACCCGTGCACCCGCAGCGCGTTCGCGTACTCCGTCTTAGCCAGCTCGACCTGACGCGCCAGGCGGGCCTTTTCGTTCTCCGCGGCCACGCGTTCGTCACGCTGCTCGGGCGTTTCGTCGGGCATGGTCACGCTCCCGGAGGGTTCTGCGGCAGGTACGCGCTGGCTGTCAGGCTGAGTGTACTGACGCGACAGATCGACTCCCCGACGCCAACTGGCTCGCTGTGCGCCCCGCGCATGGCCGCCTCGCGCGGCCAGAAGCCGACGGACAGGAACACGTCCGGGCGGCCGGCGTCGCGGCCGGCCCCGCGGAAACAGTCCTTGAGCGCGTCGTAGATCCGGTCCCGGTCATTCTCGCTGGCCGGCGATTCGCGCGCGTCGTCCTTCGAGTAGGTCTGATGGGCGAGCACGATGTCGACCGGCACGTGCAGCAGGTTGCCGCCGCGGTCGTCACCGCCGGTCAACGCCTCGATAGATTCCGTGTCGTCGCCGAGCCGGACCCACATTTGCGCGGCGAACCCCGTGCCCGCCCCTGGCCACGCACTCCAGTCGATCTCCCCGCCCGGCCAGTGCCCGTACACCCGCGTCACGCCCGGGATGTGCGCCATCTCGATCCACGCGGCCAGCGCCTCACGGACCGTCTGTCGCAGCCGCGCGCCGGGGTTCGGGGGCTGGTAGGAGACGGTCATGCGGGCTCATACGTGGCATCGAAAATGTCCGGCTTGCAGGGGTAGAACTCGCCCTTGACGCCCCTGATGATCCAATCGCCGTCCTTGACGATCATTGCGCCCTCAAGCGTATGGATGTGCCACTCCTGGGCTTCGCCGACCTTTGACGTGCAGTTACAGATAACCGCACGGAACTCGCCAGACAGGCTTGATTTCTTGTCCTGATCAAAGCGCTCGGCGTCAATGACAACAGGGCGTTTGCGGTAACGGCCGGGGATGGTCATACCAGCTCGGCCAGGTGCTTGTGGAGGATCTGTGACGCGCGCTCGATGTCGTTGGCCGCGCCGCCGGGGTCACGCACGAGGGTGGCCGTGGGCGTGGTCATGCCGATGATCGACGCCGCTCCGGGGTCCTTGATTAGTCCCCGGGTCAGGTACACGAACCCCTCGATCACGTCGGCCGGCACGGCACTGACCATGACCGCGCGTGCGTCGTTGGCCGGGTCGGTCATGGTCGGCACGGCGATCGGGTGCGCGGGCAGTTGGCTCGCGCCGGACTGCGTGATGGTCACGTTGCCCGGGCCGGACGCGATGCCCGAGCCGTCGGTGGAGTTGGACAGCGCGCCAGCCAGGAACCTGAATCTCGCGCGGCCGGCGTAGATGGTCAGCCAGCTCTTGCCCGGCACGATGCCGGTGGTGTCCTGCACGGTGACGTGCGAGTCCCCGGCCGCCACGGACGCGGTCAGGTAGGTGATCGGGTACCCGTTCACGTAGGTGTACTGACAGAACACGCGCATCTGAGGCGAAGACGAAGATCCAAATTGGATCGGGCCCTGCGACGTGTTGACCGGCAGTCCGCCGCCGGCACCCACCGGCACCTTGAACCGCTTGCGCTCCACCCACGTGCCGGCCAGGCTCGCCAGGGGCTGCAACAGGGCCGGCGTCGAGCCATAGGCGAAGCTGGTCACCGCGATGACCGGGCGGTAGCGCGGGTGGATGGTGATGTACCAGTCCGGGCCCACGTTGGCCTGTCCGGCGCTCGTGTCGTAGGTGGCCGCCAGGGTCTGTTGCATGATCTCGTCGCCCTGCGCGGACGCGGCCTCGATGTACTGCATGAGCGCGGCCTGCTGGTCCGGGGGTGGAGCGCCGCCCGGCACGAGGTTGTCGATGTCCACGCCGCGGCGCGCGTCGAGGGCGAACATGCTGTAGGACAGGTACGGCACGAGGCGGGGCTGCGACGACGTGCCGACCACGGGCACGGGCGTGACGGTCACGGCATCCCCCTCACTGAACGATCAGCTTGCCGGGTTGCTGGATGACCGGCGAGCCCGTCCATGCCGAGTTGGTCAGCCGAACCCACACGTAATAGCTGCCCACGGCCAAGGCGATGCCCCCGGGGCCCGGGTTGATCTGCGCCATTGGCAGGCCGGTCAGCCCCGTATTCCAGGTGCCGGCGTGCCAGTCGCCGGACTGCGGGTCGGTCCAGTCCGGCAGGAAAGCCATCTCCGCCGTCGCCGAGCGGGGGTCCTGCGGCAAGCCGTCCGATGCCGCCGTGACGGTGAAGTCCAACGGCTCGGCGTCGAGTACGGACCGGCGCAGTGGTGTGCCGCTCATCGCGATCGACCAGTGGTTGACCGGTGCGCTGATCTTGACATCCGCGTCCACACCGCTATCCCCCGCTCGGCATGAACATCACGTCGTCGCCCGTGTCCAGCTCTTCGGGCTCGATCTCGACGGGGGCCGGAGCGGCGGCCGGGGCGAATGGAGATGCGGACAGCCGCTCGACCACCGTTTCGGCGGGGCGCTCGGGCCAGTATTGCTCCAGGTCGGTCGCGGTGAAGGATGCCTTGAGCTTGGCGTTTACCGCAGTCATCGGAATACGGGTGAGCGACACGAGCGCCGGCTCATCTCCGCGCAGCTCGATGGCCACCGGGATGCCGTCCGTGGTGATGCCACGGATCACGGCGGGTGGCAGTCCGTTCGGCCAGCCAGGTGCGCTGTCGCCCTTGATCAGTGGCGACGTGCCCGTGTAGACCCCGCCCCGCGTCGACCACTCCCCGTGCACGCACGAAGCGTGATCACTGCCCTCCGGGAGCGACGCCCAGCCCCCCGGGAAGCACGCCGCGCAGGGGTCCGGAGGGGGCAATACCGTGGCCGTCGACGCGACGGGGATGAGCGGGTTCTTGCGCGGTGCTCGCTGGCGCGCTGGCATGGTTGTCCTCCCTGATCGGTCTACGGGTGACGGTAGACCGTGGCCGAGAATGTGACGCTGGTCGGCGGGGTCGCGCCGGTGAACTGCCATCGGAGCTGGCAGGACGGACCCAGTACGGCGTTCTGCGCCGCCGTCGGGTTGGTCGGCGAGATGTTCGCCGAGGTCTTGCCGGTGGCCGCGATCGCGGTCGGCTGCCAGGCCGGATAGAACGTGCCGTCCGGCGAGAGACGGTCGAGAAAGACCGTGATCGACGGCGACGCACCACCCGCGAACGCGGTCACGTTGATGTCGATGCCCAGCGCCGTACAGAAGCGGGTGTCGATGGGCAGCACCCCGCCCGCGACAGTTTCCGCAGCGGCACCGGAGTGGATAACGATCGCGTCACCGGCCATCGGGGGACTCCTTCACGCACTCGGCCCCACACTTGCAGATCTTGAACCATGACCCGTGCCCGCACTCCGGGCAGCGCCAGCCCGCACGCGGCGCGGGCACACCTGCCACGGGCCACGCCCTGCCGTACCCGGCCGACGCGAGGTGCGCCGCCGCGTGCTGGTCGGGCATGTCGAAAAACCCGCGGTTGGCCCGGTACTCGACGCCGTCCACGACCTGCGCGACCTGCATACGGTCCTCAGCCGGTACCCTCATGACCGCACCGGCCAGGACGACCACTGCGCGACGGTCGTGGTAACGGGCTGCGGCGCGCCGTGCATGGGGCAGTGCCGCGAGTGCCAGAGGTGGCCGCCCGCGACGACGTAGCCGTTGCACGTGATGACCTTCACGAACGCCCTCCCTGTGGTGTGCGCGGGCCCCGGCTCTTCCCTGGCCGGGGCCCGCACCTCACGCTACTTGATGCCGACGATGAGCCCGGACCACGCGGGAGCCTGGTGGATCAGGGTCCCGATCTGGTACGTGGACAGGTCCTTGGTCATCTGGATGTCCGGCCAGTCGTAGAGCATGTAGTCCTGCACGTTGACCGCCGACGTCGGGGCCTGAATGTTCGTGTTCTGAAGCGGCAGGGACGTCGAGCGGATCAGCGCCGCGCCGTTGGGCATGAACCGGTGCGTCTTGACGTCCAGAACCTTGCCGGTGTTCTGGTTCACGTAGCCCGTGACCGACGTGCCCATGGTCACGTTGCCGTCACCGGTCTGGATGTTGGTCCGGTAGCCCGACGCCGCGCCGTTGCTGCCACCGACCCGGAGCAGCTGACCGAACTCCGCCCGCAGCGCGCCGGTCATCCAGATCTCATCCGGGTCCGCGCCGTTGTTGACGAACATGGTCTGGAGCGCGGTGTCGAACTCGCTGCCCGGGTTCGACGTCGAGAAGATGGTGTTGAGCCGGGTGTAGTACCCGGTCTTGGTCGAGTCGGCCAGGACCGTCAGGTACCCGTCGTAGGCGTTCGCGTCCGCCGACGAGTCGGTGCCCGCGATCACCGCGCCGGCCGCGTTGTACGTGGTCAACGTGAACGTGTTACCGGTGAAGTTGCCCTGGAAGTGCGCGTTCGCGATGCCGGTCGTGGTGCCGACGTAGAGCGCATAGTCGAAGATGCCGGCCGTCTCCACGGACACGGTGATCGCCACGCTCGCCGACGGGCCGGTGCGCGCGCCCGAGTTGACCACGGACGACACCGCGGTCTGCCCGAACCCGGTGCGGCCCGCGACATACACGAAATACGTGTTGGTGGCCAACGAGCCGCCGGAGTCGGAGCCCACGACCGTCACAGTGGGGGCCGCGACGCTGCCCTCGTAGCCGGTGCCGGAGCCGCGGCCGTAGAGCTGTGCCCGCTCTTCGCCCATCTTGTGCGCGTAGAGCGCGGCCATGTGCGACAGGCCCTGAAGGTCGTCGTAGCCGATGGCCTGGAAGAAGGACAGCCAGTCGACCGAGTCCGAGAAGCCCAGCTCGACGTAACCGACCGACCAGTCCGAGCCCGTGTACGAGATCTTCTGCGGCCGGGCCAGCGTCACGTTGCCGGTCGGGCCCCAGGTGGAGGTGGCGGTCAGCGAGGAGAAGAAGGGGGACAGCACCGCGGCGCCACCGGGCACGCCCGCGTTGCTCACGCTGTCGATGCGCTTGAACTTGCGCGCCGAACCGACGCCCTTGACCCGCGGGGTCGAGTTGACCAGCGGCGTGTGCAGTGGGATCAGCCGCTTGGCCGGGCCCTCCAGGTCGTACGCGGTCAGGCCGGTGCCGCCGACCGGGTTGGTGGGCGTCCAGTCCTTTTGCAGCTCGGCCTTGAGTACGCCGATCTCGGACATGAGGCTGGTGGCCAGGTCGTTGTCCGAGCCCGCGGCCTTGGTGATGCTGGCCGTGATCTCGGCGAACTTGGCCTCAAGGGCCTTGGGGTTGGCGCGCAGGCCCTTGACCAGCACGCGGTGCCCCTGGCCCGGATCGCCGCCCGGGGACGGGACCATGGCGGTCTGGCCGGTGCGAGCCTCGGTCAGGGAGTCGGTCATCGCGGCCTTGAACGCCTCAAGCTCGGCGATCTGCGAGCTTCCGCGTTCGGCGACGACGGCGGGGTCAAAGAGCTGGTCGAGAGTTGTGGTGGGCATGACAGGGCCTTTCGGGTCGCTACCTATGGGGTAGGTGACCCCGCGCCCGTCACGCGGCGGCGGCGCTCTTCTCCAGTGCCGCGGCCTCGCGCTCGTATCCGGCCTTCACGGTCGGGTCCGTCGCCTTGGCCGCCGTGGCACGGTAGTACGCGGCCTTAGCCAGGTCGCTCTGGGCCTGGTTGGGTTGCGCGCTTCCGCCCTGGCTCGGGGCAAGGATCACCGGACCGCCAGGGGCCGGCGCCGCGAGTGCCTTATCGAGCCTCGTTTCGAGTGCTGCGATCTTTGCGTCGCGCTCTGCCGTCGCTTCTGCGATCAGAGTCTTCACGTGCTCCGCGGTGAGCAGGCCCTTGGCGTTGCCCGTCGGCTCGCTAGCTGCCTTGGACGTGTCTGCCGTCGCGGACTTGTCCGTGTCACCGTCAGAGTCCCCGCTCCAACTGTCAGGGATCTTAGCCGACAGCCCGAGCGCCTTTGCGCGCTTGACCGTGTGCGCCTTGTCCTCGGGGCCGCCGTGCCCGGTCTGGATCAGGTGAATGGCCGAGTCGAGGTGCGCCTCATCAGGGATCGGGAACGACTCATCCGGGCGCGCGATGCCGCTCTTCGCGTACTTGCGCCGGGTCTTGGCGTCGATGTACGGCGCGGCCTTACCGACGTCCGCGCCCAGCGCCTTGAGTAGCGCGGCCCTGCTCGCGTCGTCGAGTTCGCGCGCCCACTTCCACGGGTCGCCGGTCGCGGCCTTGCCGGTGTCCGTCCCGTCGAGCGTGATGACCACGCCCGCCTGGTCGACGGGGGCCAGTACCGTGCCGGCCGCCTTGGCGATGGACAGGACCGCGGTGGGGTTGCTCGGGCGGTCCACGAGCGAGATCTCCGGAATGATGCCGTCCACGATGCGGCCCTTGGGCGCGGTCGCGTCGACCACCGTGCGGTAGTTGCGAATGCCGATCGAGTACCCCTTGAGCACGCCGGTGAGCACCTTTTTGACCGACACCGGATCGACCACGTGCGCCTTGAGCATCCAGTCATCGCCCTGGCCGGTCAGCGCCTTACCGATGCCCGACGCGATGGCACTGTGCTGCTCGCGCACGTTGCCCCAAGTCATCCAGTCCGGCATGGCCGTGCTCAGCCACTTGGGGTCGCAGCGCTGCTGGTCGAGGTCAAGGTCGGGGCCGGCGGCCTTGCCGTAGACCATGATCGTGCCGTCGGGCAACTCTTCAGTCTTGCCCTTGTCGATGCCCCAATAGACGGTGGTCTGGTCCACGGCGGTACTCCCCTGCTCGGCTGCTGATGATGTTAGACGTCAGCCCCTTGCTTGTTGGCGTGATGTCAAGTGTGCTACATTTGACGCATGACAGATGAAGAGCAGCAACAGTGGGACGACGCCGTAGCCGATGCGCTCGACCTCTGGGAGGACCAGCGCGAGCCCGAGCCGTACGACGATGAGGTTGTGTACGCAGTTGAAGGCTGACTCATCCCCCGCACGCAGCCCCGGTCAATGATCGGGGCTGCGTGCTATCCCGGACCCACGGGATTGGAACCTCTCTGATCCCCCGGCCAGTATCCTTTGACGTCCCTAAACCACTGCGCCGCAGTGCGTTTGGCCTCGCCGTCGGGCAGGTACTTGAGCAGGTGGTGATAGAGCGCCGTCCACGGGTGCGGGTGGTCCGCCCACTTGGCCAGCCCCTCGCCGCGCGTCCAGTAGTGGTGGAGCTGGTCGCGGCCAGTCAGCTCGGCGCGCGCGGACTTGCCGATGTCGTCGAGCACCGGAATGAGCGCGCACCGGCACCGCGGATGACCGGGCGGGTGCGTGTCGCCGGACGGGAACTCCGAGCCCACGTCGACCGGGCCGGCCGCGTCGTTGGCCGCGCACAGTGGACACACGCGCTGGTCGTGCGCGGTCATCCACTCATTGCGAGCCACGCCGCGCTGGCGGTAGATCTCGCTCGCAGCAGCACTTTGTGCTCTGGCCGTTTCCGTCCACGCCACGGTGTTAGCCCAGGTCGGATTGGCCACGATACCGCGCAGCGCCGTGGCGATGGCGCCCGGTGACTCCCCGCGCTCCAACCCGTCCGCGAGCACCGCGGCGAGTTCGTCGAGCCGTTGCGCAGCGATGCCCTTGATCGTGACCCCGGCCTTTGCTAGCAGGTTCGCTAGCTCGACCTCGCGCCCGTCCGCGGACAGGATCTGGCGGGCCGCACGCGCGTCGCCGGGCCGCCAGTGCGACCAGTCCACCGTCAGGGAGATGCCCGGGTTGCGCGGGTCCACACCCGCGTCGAGGATCGCCTCCGCGGACTTCGCACCCACGAGGTACCCCTCGGTGAGCGCATCCTCAATGGCCGGCGTGAGCGCGTCGGCGAGCCCCTGGCCGTACCGGTCGCCGAGCCACGACACGACCTCGGCCGCGCTCGGCGCGGCGTCAGGCCACTGGCGGGCCGCCGCCCGGGCGACCGCCCGGATATCCACGCCACGGGTCAGCGCCCGGGTCAGGGCGATGGAGACGGCGCCCGTCAGGGCGACGTCGATCATCCAGCCCGGCCACCGGTCGTCCGGGGGCGGTTGAGGCGCCCCCGGAGGTGTGTCCCCCGGGGGTTGTCCTTTTGGGTCGGACTCGGCCGCCTTCCCGGCCCGGGAGTGGTGCATGATCGCGTCGGCATCCAAGCGACTGCCGGCCAGCACCTCCACCATGACCCGGCGCATCTCCGTCTTTGACGCGCCCGAGCCGAACGGCACGTCAAGCTCACGACCGAGGCGCCGGTAATCGGCCACCTTGAGTCCGAGTCCGTCGAGGTAGCGGTGCGCCTCATCGCGGCTGGTCACCCCGCGCAGCTTGGCCGCGACCACGTCACTGGGCGGCCCACCGACCCGCGGTCGGGTCATCGACGCGGGCGGCCCACCGCCCAGGCTCGACCCACCGATCATGACCAGGTGTTTCGGCTGATCACCGATAACGACCGCGGCGGCCCGCTCGCGCTCGGAAAGCGCCTTTTGGTTCGACTCGGGGACCACGTTCGCGTCGTCCATCTGCTCGATGCGGCGCAATGCCAAATCCTGCTGGTCGCGGGTCAGGTGTGGCGTCTGGTCGCGCAGGTCTGCGATCGACGCCCACTCGCCCGGCTCCCTGAGCCGGGCGTACGCGGCGCGCATGTCCGTGACGGGAGACGTGGGCAACGGGTCCGACCCGGCGCTCCCACCGGTCCGGATAGCCTGCGAGTTGAGCCGCGCGCCGACCAACTGTTGGCTGATCTGGCTGCGCTTGTACTCGGCCGATCCGGACCGGCCGAGGTCGAGATGGGCCAACAGCGCGTCAAGCTCTTTGCTCTTGATATCGGCCAGGTAGGCATCGGCCTCGGCGCGGGTGTTCATTCCCAGCAGTGCGGCCTCGTGGTCGGCCGGCGCCACGGCGCGGGCGCTCGCCACGGGATTGCCGGACGACGCCGGCCCAGGGTCAATGCGCAGCACGTGGTTGTCCCGGCCGCCCATGGGCAGCGACGCGGCGCGCTCGCGCGCGCTGAGGACCTTCTGGTCGTCCCAGCGGTCCACATGCACGGACCGGTCGGTGCGGGCCAGGTGCGTGAGCGCGGCGTCCTGCTCGGCGCGGGTCAGGTCGGGCAACCGGTCGCGGATGTCGGCCAGGGGGACGTACTGTCCCGGCGTGCCGGCCGCCGCGGCGTACGCGTCACGCACGGCGCCGACGTCGGGCGGCGTCAGATGGGCGCCCGCCGGAACCCGTCGGATTCGGTCCCCGAACCGCTCCACCCCCGGATCTTGTAGCGCCTGCTCGATCGCCGCGTCCGCCTCCGGCGCCGTGTAGCCACGCGCCCTCAACCCTCGCCGCAGATCAGCCGGGTCAGCACCCATCCGACCGCTACCGATGACCGACTTGACGTCCTTGACCGGGGACATGTGTGCACGGCCGACCCGTTTCGCCTCGTCGGCGGCACGGCGGGTCGCGTCACGCTGGGCGCGGCCCTCCGCGGCCAGCTCCTCGTTGCTGACCGGCGGTGCGGCCGGCGCCGGGATTGCCGCCCGCCGTTCCGCGGATGTCTCCCGCCGCTCGCGGGTGATCGCAAGCGGCAGGTTACGGCGTTTCGCCTCGGCCCGCAGCGCGGCGTGTACCGCCCCCCGGTCGGGGTCGACGCCGTGGCCGGTGGCGAGGGATTCGTGGTGGGCAACGAGATCGCGTACCTGCTGGTCGGACAGCGGATGCCGCTGGTCGGCCAGTTCGGTGCGGACCGCTTTCGGGCCACCGCGGCGAGCGGCGGCGAGTAGCCGATCGTGCGTGTCGGCGGGGGTCTCCATGGTGCCAACTGTAGCACGATTGGCAGCACTCTCGGCCTTGCGCTGTTCGGCCTCGTGCCTGCGCAGCACCGTGGCCGCGGAGTCACGCTGGGCCGCGACATGCTTCGCGCGCTTGGCCCGTTCGTCCGCGATCGTGGCCTCGTGCGTGTTGATCTCAGCCAGCAGGCCGCGGCGCTGCTCGGGGTCGGTGGTGTGCGACAGCCGCAAGCGCGCGCCGGATGCTCGATCGCGGGCCGCGATGATGCGCCGGTCACTGGCGTCGACCCTCGCGCCGTGCTTGCTGTGCAGCTCGCGAATCTTGTCCTCAAGCCCGGCGAACGACCCACGCTTGACCCATCTGCCGTCCGTGCCACGTGGCCACCACGGCTCATACGCCTTGACAAGGTCGACATTGTCAAAACCGAGCCAGATCCAGTCAGCGAACTCGACGCCCGCGGGCACGCCGTCCGGGAAGTCGTCGGGCGTGGCCGCCTTCATGACGAACGGCCGGCCGCCGGTCGTCGCCTTGGCCGCCCAGCGGTGGTACGCCCCGATCTCCGCGCGCGCCTCGTGGCTCGGCTCATGCGGACCGGCGAACTTCATGGCCGGTGGCGCGCTGACCGGCGCCGCGCCGTCGACCTCACCGTGATGGCCGCCCGGGTGCTGGGTGGCGTGCATGGCGGTCCACGGGCCGACCTTCTTATCGACCGCGCCCACGTACGCGCGCACCGGCACGCCCTCGCGAACAGCAGCTAAAGCTCTGTGATGTCCGTCGACCACCTTGACCCTGTCGTCGCTGGGCACGGTCACGGCCACGATGGGCTTGAGCGCGCCGGTCTTGTGGATCAACTTGCGAAACTTGTTGACCTTGCGAGTGTCGCCGTACGCGTCCCAGGTCTTGACCGCGTCGAGGTCGAGCTGATTCGGCGGCACATCAACCGGGCCGGTCCAGTTCGCGTCCCTGATCCACATGGTTGCCGCGTCCGGGTAGTCCCCGGCCAACTGCGCGCGGATCTGCCGGCACAGTGGCGGGTCAGCGCCGGCGGCCTTGTCGACATTGTCGCCCGATGCGGGCGCCGGCTTGTCCCCAGGGTTGTCCCCACCCTGTGCGCCGGGCGGGCCACCCTGGACCTGAGCGAGTTCGGCGGCCGGAAGGGGCTTGCCGTTCTCGTCGAGGCCCTGCGCGCGCCGGGACGCGGCCAGGCTGCCCGCGATGAAAACCGGGCCGTTCTGCCCCATCACATAGGGCATGTCCGCCTCGGCGAACTGGTACACGGGCAGCGACAGCTCGCGACGCGTGTCGTTGAGCGTCTTCTGGCCGCTGTTCACCTCGCCCACACGGATGGTCGCGGACTGGCTCTCGTCCTGGCCGCCGTCATTCTCGGTGAAGCTGAAGACCAGTTCGGCCGGCGCGTTCTGGTACTGGTGGCCGAGGTCGTTGGTCAGGTCGGTGATGAACAGCAGGTCCGGCGCGGTGGCGATGTCCGCGCGGTTCTCCGCCTGCGCGGCGTGCATTCCCGTGCTGCCCAGCCCTTTGGACTCGGAAAAGCCCAGGTCGGTGACCGGCACGCCGAAGAAACTGCACTGGAGCTTGAGCAGGAAAAGATCGTAATCGGGCTTGTACCGCTCATCGACCGAGGGCATGAGGTGCGGCACCATGCCGGGGAACCCGACCTTGCTGCGGTGCCGCTCGCCGGTCTGGCCGGCCAACTCGTCGTTGACCGACGACTCCCATTCCATCCGCTGCTCAGGGGTAAGGCCCGCGCCGCCGGCCGCCTCGGTGGGCACCTCCCAGATCAGTTGCGGGGTAACGCCGTCGGTGTACTCGGCCAACAGCCAGCCCTGCCGGCGCATCCAGAGGCGCGACGCCACGAGCGCCTGCTCGGTGGGTCCGTAACCGTACGGGCTGTTCAGTTGGTAGTTCTCCCGCAGGTAGACCAGCTCGTCGGCACGGAACGCGCCGTCGATCGTGACGGACGTCGTCCCGTCACCGTTGACGACCTCCGTCGTGGTCGCCCGCCACTCACCGCGCGGGAAGCCGTACAGGATCTGCTGGAAGGCCGGGAAGGGCGGCTCCGGCCGTGAGCCGCGGTAGTCGAGCAGCGGCTTGACCGTGGTCGGGTCGATGATCTCCAGACCCAGCAGGGTGTCCCCGCCCAGGTTCATCCGCGGGTACACCACGACCGCGTCGTATTTGAGCCGGCCCTCCATGATGCCGCCGACCCAGTTGCCGAAGTCGAGGCCCTGTACCCGCCACGGCCGCTTCCAGAACTCGGTCAGCCGGTTGATATCGGCCCGGTAACGGTCGCGCAGCTCGGACGCGATGTCATCGTGACCCTTGGTGCCGTCCGCGCGGTACGCGTCCTCAATGGCCTGCGGGCTGATGTCCCACGACCACGGCGCGGTGCGCACCCGGGACTTGCGGATCTCGATGCAACGGCGGATCACGTCGATGTTGCGGGCCGCGGCGTCGAGCACCCGCCAGGGCATGAGGCGTTCACCCTGACCCGGGATATTCCACGCGACCGGGTACTCGTAGAGCCAGGGCTCGGGCCGACCGGTGTCCGTGCGCGACGGGCTGATCGCGTCCGGCGGCGGCGGGTGCATGGGGCCGAACGGGCCGGAGTCGCGTGGGTCGCGGGCCATCGGGGTTGCCCGGTAGCCGACCGCCGCGCGCATGAGCTGCGCGAGCTGGCCGAACGTGTCAGGCGTGGACGTCATGCCGGCGGCCTGCGCGGTGGGGTTGGCCGCGGTCCGGGGCGCGCCGCTCATCGCCTTACCGATCTCGTCGCGCATCACCTCGCGCAGGCTGGCCGGCGTAAGGGTCGCGCTGCGGCGGCGCCGTCCCATGCGCACCCCTTGTCAATTGTGCTACAGTTGACACACGCGCCGGACCTGGCGCGATCTACAGGGAGGATAGCGAGATGACGCGCTGCCACCGGAGACACCGGGAAAGGCAAGTCGTGGTCGCGGTCGGGATCGCCTACGTCATGGCCGTTCTACTCGGCCTCACCCTGGCGGTCGTGGCTCTCGTCAAGCTCATCACCCACTAGGGAGGACACGTTGATCCCCAACATCCGCACGCACATAGGCCGGCCCGTGCTCGACGCCAACGGCGAGCCGGTCTGGGAGCGCGTGCCGAGCATCCACGGCAAGGGTCGGTACCGGATCAGGTACGAGTACGTGCCGATCTTCGCCGACCCGGAGATGACCGCGCACGTCATGGTCCGCGCCGCCACACGCAAGGCCGCGCTCGACGCCAAGCGGGCGGCCAAGGCGCCCCGCGTCGCGGCCACGGAGGCCCGGCGGGCCGGCATCCGCGCGGCGGCACGCATACGGCGCGAGGCTCGGCGGGCTGCGTCGTGAACAACCAGGACCGAGTTCGCGACCGCTCCATGTGGGAGGGCAAGCCGTCGCTCACCGACGAGGAAATTGAGCAGTCCGCGGCGACGACGTGCGCCGATCACACCGAAGGGCCGGCCGGCTACATCCAGGCAAGCGCGTGGGCCGACGAGATGCTGAAGACCCATAAGCAACTGCTCTGCGGCGAATGTCTGCTCTGGAAGATCTGGGTTCCGAAGTGACCACCCTCGCCCTCGGTCGCCGCGAGCTGGCCGCGCACCCGTCCCCGTACCGCGGCCTGACGTGCGCGCAGGTACACGTGCGCCGCCACGTGCACGACGCGTCCGGCGACGTGCTCTACCCGATGCCGGACGGGTGCGCGGCGTGCGGGCGCGAGTGGTTCGCCGAAGACGAGATCACGTACATGGGCTACTGCGGGGACTGCTGGCCGGGCAACGCGATGCTCTGGGACTGGTCGGACGGCGTCGAGGTCGTGGCCGCCACCTATCCGCAACCTGTCCGCCACCGCGCGCAGCCAGCACGGGGCCGGGCGACGGTCGAGGAAGCGTCCGCGTTCGTAGACGCCATCCACAGAGACTCGCGATGGAATGGCGCGGGCGAACCGGTCGGAATCAAGACCACGATCGACTGGTGCCACCAGTGCGGGTGGCTGCGTGGCCGGCACGCGCCTGAGTGTTACCTGGCCAGCCTGTAGTTGTGCCACACCTGGCGCATTCTTTGAACATAACTGGTCGTAAAGGGCACCCGCCGCATACGCCCTGGCCAGGGCTTTCGCGGCCCGAAACGCATAACTGTCATTAGGCGCCTGGCCTGCGGAAACTTACAAAACCGCAGATCAGAAGCCATGCAGGAATGACGCAGATAATGACACTTATGATCACGCCATGATTCGAATTGGCACCGCTCGATGGATTGGCGCATTACCGGTAACAGTAATTCGGTAATCAGGGAGGACGCTCATGCGCTGGTATCACGAACCGATACACACCACCGGCAAGCACGTGCTTGACGTGTTCATCATCGACGTCACGAGCGCACTGCTCACGCAGATCATCGAGCGCCGCTGTCCGTGGTGCGAGCGACTGGCCGGCTACGCGCACGCGGACTGGACGGCGCCGGCCCTGATGTTCCCGCCGTGCGGGCGGATCGAATGCCTGCTCGCCACCCTGCGAACGCGGGGGCGGCTTTGGGGATGGACCGGGCACACGTCAAGCACCTAGACCGCGCGTCGTCCTCCCGATACGCTCCGCGACGGGAGGGCACCCTGATGAACGATTACCCGCGCACGCCGCTACCCCCGCCGCCACCGCCGCAGTGGAGGCCGCCGCCACCGCGCAACCGGGACGCCGCGGTCATCGCGCTGATCTGCGTCATTCCGATCGCGGCGCTCGTGATGCTGTGCGTCATCGCGACCGCGGTCATGTACCGGCCCTAAGCCGCGCGCCGCTGGTCCTTGAGCCGTTCCATGAATCCCGCGAGGCCCGTGCCCTGACCGAGTAGCCGATCGAGCGCCTGCGTGCACGCGTCCACCTGGTCATCGTGCGTGCCGTTCGGGAAGCTCGCGCACTCGTCCACGAACCGCCCCACCCAGGGCGCGAGCGTGGGGTGCGGTAGCTCGACGTCGCCGGCCTCGATGAACGGGCTCACCGCGTGCGCACGAGCCTCCTTTGAGCCCCGGGGTTCGACCGGGACCAGCCCGCCGACCACGCCACGCAGGGACGAGATCACGGCCGGCCCGTTGGCCTTGTCCTCGATCAGCCGTAGCCGTGCCTGTGGCCACTGGGCGCACAGCGTGATGAGCGCGGCCTGGGTGGCCGGGAAGTCCATCCGGTCGAGCACCTGAGCGAGCAGCCGCGCGCGCGACCCTGAGCGGCCCCACACCTGCATGCAGACCCAGTCCGACTTGCTCGTGTCCTTGAACGAACAGTCAACACTGATCGCGTACTCGTCGATGCCGGGGGCGAACATCGTGCCGTCGGGCTTCTCTCGCGGCATGAGGTGGTGGTAGCGCCACCACCCACGCTTGAGGATGTTGCCCTCCTGTGGTGCCGGCTTGCCCTGGTAGATGGCCGCCCAGCCGCGCGAACCGGCGTCCTTTCGCTTGGTGCGCCACTCCTCCAATGTCCAGTCACGGACACTCGGCATGATCTCGCCCGGCTCGCGGCCAATGGGGTCCGTCTCGCCCAGTTCCGGCCGGTGGTCGGCCACGGCCGGAACCCGAATGACCCGGAAACTGCCGTCGCGCTCGAATAGCCCGCCCAAGTCATCCTCGTGCCAGCGGGTCATGATGCAGACCACGATGCGCGGGCCGCCCAGCCGTGTCGAGCCGGACTCGCGCCACCACGACTCGGCGCGCTCGCGGAACGCCTCCGAGTCGGCCTCGGTGCGGTCCTTGAACGGGTCGTCGATGATCATCACATCGACCGGGCGGCCGGTGATACCCGAACCGATACCCACACACACCATGCCGCCGTCGTGGCCGTCGAGCTGCCATTCCGCCTTGGCCGCCGAGCCCCGGGCCATGCGCAGGCCAAGTTGTGGGTTAAGTTCAATGTCCTCCCGCACACGGCCACCCCACCGCTCGGCGAGCGGCTGGGCGTAGGACACCACGGCGATGCGCATGTCCGGGTTGCGCTTGAGTACCCACAACGGAAAGCGCCGGCTTACGCGCTGACTTTTGCCCTCCTGGGGCGGCATCCAGAACCCGAGCCGTGGCGGCGCGCGTCCCTCGAACGCGTCCACGAGCGCGTCGTCGAGCAGGCGCAGCACCTTGGACTGCCGGGTGCGCGGGTCGAGGTCGACGGCCAGCGCGCCCGGGGTCGGGTACTCGGTATGGCCGTCGAGCCGGTCAGCCGCGTCGGTCAGGTAGGACACGGTCTAAATATTTCACCGTGCGGCCGATGTGCTGCACGCACACGGGCAACCAGCCAAACCCGGTCCCGTCCGCACGTCGCTCGGCTACCGCGATCTCGTCACAATCGCCCCAATCACACGTGCCCCCCGACTCATCGGTGAGTGGGCGCAGGGTCGCGCTCATGCCGCACCGCCCGGGTCGATCTCGTCCGCCACCGCGCGCAGATCGTCTGCCGTGTACTCGCCATCCTCGGCCCATGCGCCGGCCAGCGCGCGCAGCACAGATGCGGCGAACTCCAGACCCTCGTCCCCATCCTTAAGCGTCTGCGCCACCATCACGACGGGCCACGCCTCGTCACTCCACGCGCTCACGCCGCACCGTCGATCACGCGCAGCTGCGCGGCGAACTGGCGGCGCGCGAGCGGCACGCGCTCGGCCGGCACCTGCGCGGCCTTGAGCGCGGCCTCCATCGCCCGGATCACCATGTCCGCCTTGTCCTGCTCGATGCGGGCGAGCCGTTCGTCGATCTTCAGCCGGGCCAGGGAGGTGAGCACATGCTCGCAGCGGTCCAGCGCGCGCTCCCACACGAGCACCTGTGCGCGCACCTGCGACCCGATGACGTCGGACGTGTACTCGACGTCGCTCAACTCGCGCAAGAAGCCCGAGCACGTGTCCTTCCAGGCCAGGCACTCCCCCGCGAGCATCTTGAGCGCGCGCAACGGGTCCTCCACCGGCACGGCCTTGATGGCCTCGCCGAACCACTCGCGCGCCATGGCGTCGGCGAGCGCGCGCTCGCTCTTGGCCGCAGCCCCGGGCACGTTCCCACCGTGGGACTTGCACTTGCCGTGTCCCGTGTGCGTGGTCGCAGCCCCCGCCGCTCTTTGGCAGGGTGCTCCGGTCGTGCGCGACCGGCCGCCGTAGTCGCCGCAGCGGGGAGTGTCAGTCGCCATCGCCGTCCCCGAACTTGATATCGGTCACCACCGAGGCCCCGACCGCGGCGTCCAGTTCGATCGCCACCGGTAGGTAAATCATGGCCTGATTCGTGCCGTTCGCATCCAGGCATAGCTCAATGCGGGACGGGTAGATCCTCCGGCCGTCCAGCTCGACGGCAGCGACAAAGCCCGCCGGGTTGTCGCTCGGTGTCGTGATCTTGAGTCGATGCGCCTTCATGATGTCCTCCCTGTATCACCTTTTCGGCTGACCGCAGAAAACTTTCCGGTCAGAAAATAGCCGCGAATACGGACTGACCGGACGCCGTGAACGCGCCGAGCGACGCCGGCATGGTCGTGGTCCGCCCCGTGTCCGCCGTGGCGAATCGCGAGTTCGCGGCCGACAGTTGACCGTTGACCACGTTCGTGCCCGACGTGTTAGCCAGGAACCGCGGCGGGGTCGTGCCGTTGTAGAACCAGGCAATATACGCCTTGCCCGCGGTCACCGACTGCGACGTGATGGCCATGTTCTTGACGCCACCACTGTTCCAGGTGGTCGACTGGTCGGCCGTGGTCTGGAGCAGGTTCTTGTTGGCGTCGTAGAGCGCGGCGAAACACTGGCCGGAGGTCAGCGACACGCCGGCCGTCTGCACCTGCAACACGATGTTGGTCACGGTCTGCGTGGTCGGCACAAAGATCTCGATGACCTGCACGGTGCCGGCCACCACGGACGTGGGCGTGCTCGCGCCAAACACGCTCGGATCGATCGACCAGCCAGACAGGCCGAGGTCCGTGCACGTGACCATGCTCGACGGGTGTGCGTGGTCCGAGCGCGTCTCGGTCGTGGCCGCACCCGCCGTGCCGGCGCCCGCGATGTTCTGTGCCGGCGTACCGCCGAACGCCTCCCGCGCGTGCCGGTGGTCGCTAGCCGAAAACGTGGTGGCCACGCCCGTTGATTGCGTGTCGCCCACCGCGCTCGCGCCCGGGGCGCCGGCGGCGGCCATCGGATGCACATGGTCGCTGCGGCTCGGAGTCGTCGCCGCTCCAGCCGCAGCCGCGGTACCGATCGCCTCCGTGGTGCCCGGCGCGCCGCCGAAACCCTCACGACCGTGCAGGTGGTCGACGCGCGCGTTCGTCGTACCGGTGCCGGCCGCCGCGGCATCGCCCACGGCGCTCGTGGTGGGCGCGCCGCCCAGTGCCTCACGGGCGTGCCGGTGGTCCGACGCGGCGAACGTGGTGGCGACGCCGGTCGACTGCGTGTCCCCGATCGCGCTGGCCACCGGAGCGCCCGCGGCGGCCATGGGATGAACGTGATCGGAGTGCGACGCGGACGCGGCAGACCCGGCCGCGCCGGCCGTGCCGATGCCCTCCGTGGTGGCCGGCGCGCCACCGAACGTCAGGTCGACGGTCGGGTTGCCGGCCGCGCCCGAGCCGTTGGTCACCGCGATGGCCGCAGAGCCGGCGGTGAGCGTGCGCTTGGTGAACGTGTCCGCCGCGCTCTCGACCACGAGTCCGGCCGTGGCGTCGAGCCCGGCGAGCGCGGTCAGCGTCGCGTCCACGGGCTGCGCGCCGATCGAGCCAGTGGTGGGCGCGGCCGGCGTGCCGTGCACGTGGTCGCTGCGCGCGTCGGTGGTGGCCACGCCGTTGGCCGCGGCCTGGCCGAAGCTCGTGGATGACACGACGGCGCCGTAGCCCTCGCGGCCGTGCACGTGATCACCGCGGCTGTAGTTCGTGGACGCGCCGGCCGCCCCGGCGTCACCCACGGCACTGGACGAAACCGTTCCGCTCGGCGTGCCGCCCCCGGACGGCGCGTTGCCGAGCTGGCTCAGCGGGACCTGCCCACCACTGTCGAGCGACGCCACGCCGGTCGGAGCGCCCACCGCGCTCAAGGCCACGTACCCGATGAGCGGGGTCACGCTCGCGGGCGCCACGGTGGACAGGTCAACGGTCGGGATGGCGGCCGGGAAGACCGCGAAATAGCTGTCGGTCGTGCCGCCGACCGTCTCGGTGATCTGGTAGCCCCACCCGCTCGGCGCGAGGTCAGGATCGTCGGTGGCCAGCAGGGTCACGGAGATGTGCCCGGACGCGTCGAGCACCGCGCGCACGGGGGACACGGGCAAGATCTCCGACGTGCCGCCGTCCTGTAGCCGGGTCGTGGGCGCGAACGTCACGTAGCCCGTCGCGGCCACGGTGGTCCCGTCGGCCAGCCGCAGACGCCACGTGCCGGTGACCGTGACCTGGCTCGCGTTCGACGGGTCGCCCATGGTCACGAGGATATGCGGCAGGGCCCGAGACGCTAGCAGTCGTCTCGGGCCCTGCCCGTGCGGGGGAAGGAAAGATCAGGACTCGTTGAGCGCGGGCTCCTCGGTCGTGTCGACCACCGGGGCCGCTCCGGACGCCATGCCGTCGCCGGTCGGGATCGAGTCCGCGATGGGGGTGTCGCTCGGTGTCTCGCTCGCCGTTGGCTCGCTCGCCACGGGCTCGGTCGGCTGTGTGACCGGCGCGGGGGCCGGCTCCGTGCCGTCCGCGACCGCCAGCTCTTCGCGCGCCGCGTCGAGCGCCGCGCTGACCTTCGCCTCGCGCGCCTTGAGGTCGTCAAGCCGCGCTTGCTGGTCCGGCGCGAGCTGGCCGGTGCCGCGCTGCGTTTCGAGCTGGGCCAGGAAAGCCAGCTCCGTCGTCTCCTCCACGGTCAGTGCGTCGAGCTTGGCCTCGATATCGCCCTGGCCGGCCTCAAGCTCGGTGAAGCCCTGGTCGATCGTCTCGCCGGTCGTCTCGGTCATGCGCAAGATCCTTTCCAGTAGTTGATTCGCCTCGTCCTGCTGGCAGAGCATCACGTCGATACGGTCGACATGGTCATGTCCGGACCGGCAAGCTCGGGTCACCCGGTCACCGTACCTACCCGTTGCGCAGGCACGTCGAACACCGGGCGCTCGTAGCGCTCGCACTCCCCCGCACCGTCACCCGGGTAGAGCGCGGCCATGAGGTCGTGACGCGCGTCGCCGGGCCGGAAGCCGGCGGGCAGGTCCTTGGACCGCACGTGCCGGCCAACGTAGCGGCCATAGGCGTCGGTGGTCATGGCGCGGGCTCTTCCGCGAGTCGAACAAGCTCAGCCAGCTCCTCGGGCGTGAAGTTGCGCGCGCACTCGTTCCGATACGCGCTGTGCCCGTTGGGATAAGCGATGAAATCGGTCCCCTCGCACTTGGCGACATGATCGATGTACTTGCGCAATAACTGGCGATAGTCCACGATCACCACTCCAAACCTGTGAACGAAAGCTTGCGTATGGGCGTGCGCGCGTCGAATCCGTAACCGCTCACGCCGGCCCACCGCCCACCCGGCACGCGCTCCCAGACGAGGAAGCGCCGCGCGCCGGGCGTGGCCGCGCGCAGGGCGATGGACTCGACCTCGACGGGGGCACGCCGGAGCCGCTTACTGCGGCCGGACTCGCGGTCCGTCTCGGCCACGTAGGTGCCACGCTGCTCGACGCCCGCGGCGTAGGTGAGCATCACGGCCCAGCCCGCCGCCGCGGCCTTCTGCGCGGCTCTACGCGCGGCCGGTGGCCCCTCGCTGTCGAGCGCCGGCCGGCACGGCACGCGCACCGTGGCGGGCAGCACGGCAGGCGCGCGGGGAATGGTGAGGGTCATGGTGACTCGATCGGCAACTGACACACCTCGTCCGGACAGATCGCGCACGCGATGGGCGTCCCGAAGTGGTGAAGGTCGGCCACGTGACCGCACACGGCGCAGCGCAACCGGTCATCCTGGGCGAGCCGGCGCTGCACCTCGGCGACCTGCCACTGAGTCATGATCGCCCCCAGCGCGCGGCCACGTCGGCGGGCACGGGCACTGGCCGCCGGTCATTCGAACGACGTGGTTCGAATGCGGGCCGTGCCACGGTCAGCCCGGCGCCCCACGGGTACGCCGCGGGGTCGATGCCGATCGCGGCCAGATGGGCGTCCATGTCGCGCATGAGGTCGGTCGGGGTGGGGTCGGCGCTCATGGCGACGCCAGCCGGAAGATCTGGCCGTGCCTAGCCAGCCAGGCGCGCAGCCTGTTGACCTCGATCGCCGCGATGAGCATGTCGCCGATCGAGCCGGCCAGCTCCAGCCGCGCGGGGTGCATGACGACCATCGGCGAGTTCTTGCGCTTCGCGGGCTGCCACTCCCAATAGCCGCGCAGTAGCGGCGGGTGCCACCGCACCCACACGCGCCGTTCAGGTTGCGCTACGACACGCCGGCAACGTGCTCGTGGCTTCGCGCCGCAGCGCGGGCACGGCACGGTGAACGGGTCGGGACTCATGCGTCAACTGTAGCACGAGTGACGCCCGTTGTGCCACCGTTCGCGCCGGAGGCGCGGACCCTACTGAGTATGCGGCGGCCACCGACGAGAGTTAGTAAAAGTCACGAACAGATAACAGGAATTACTCCCACCGTGCCACCGTGCCCGACTGTGCCTGATCGTGCCCGAGGCACGGTCCGTGCCACCGTGCCACCGTGCCTCGCCCTTATAGAGGCACGGTCACGGGGCACGGTCACGGTCGGCACGGTCATCTTGATCTTCGGGCACGGTGGTGACGGGCACGATCGAGAAGAGACGCGCGCCGCGCGCACCGCTCGTCTCGATGATCGTTCCGTCGAACTTGAGTCGTTCGATCGCGAGATCGGCGCGCTCGTGCCCGACCTCCGACTGTCCCCGTACGGCGCGCACGGTGGCCGGTTGTCCCCGCTCAGCAAGCTCACGGATCGCGGCGAGCACCTTGGCCTCGTCGCTGCCTCGTGAATCGGTGACCACGCGCCCGCCGGTGACCAGTGATGGCCCGGTCATCCACGCGGACGTGTTCGCGTGACCGGGCGACGAGTCGACATGGAACCGGCCAAGGTACGTCCAGCCCTCCCGGGACTCGCCGTCGTCACGCTGGCCACGCGCCTCCACGGCTCCGCCACGGTCCTTGACGCAGTAGATGTCCGCGGCCCCGTCATGGCCCCGCCTGACTGGCCCGGACTTGGCCGCGCGCATCCGGAACCCCACCCCATCCACCTCGTCGAGCCAGGCGGTCGAGCCGAACCCGTGCCGTTCGTCCTGCCGGTCGCGCCCCTTCGGCGGGTGGCCGAGGGACAGCACCGCGGCCCCCTGGGCGCACGCTGGCGCCACGAACCGGGCGCGGTAGGCGGCCACACCCTCGGGGCTGTTCGGGTCGCCACGGTGCGCCGTGGCCGCCGCGTTGATGCCGTCGAGGATGACCAGGCGACTGTCCGGCGGCAGCGCTGCGGCGAACTCGCCGTCCGCCCATGCCCGGGTGCAGTCGAGCCAGACCAGCAACTTGCAGATCGTCTCGTTGTCCATCTCCGGCGCGACCGCGCGCAGGCGTTCCAGCGTGATGACCGGCGACGCCTCCTCGAAGTGCGCGTAGGTCACCACGTTGCCGCGGCGCATCTCGGTCACCGCGTGCCAGAGCGCCCACCACGACTTGCCGGCGCCGGTGCTCGCGATCATCGTGTGCCAGCGGCCCGGATAGAGCAGGAACCGCGAGCCTTCCAGCTCGCCACCCACCGCCGGCTCGGGGGCGATGTACGACCCGTCCAGGTACGGCATGAGGTCCACCTTCCGTCCGTCCGCCGACACATCGGGCGGGTCATCGCCTTTTCCCGGGCTGCCGGGGTCGTCGAACTGGTACGGCTCTGCCTGGCCGCGGTCGAGCCCTGACGCGATAGTGGCCCGCACGCCGCGCTCGCCCATCGCCCGGTACCGGTACCCCGGTGGCGCGGCCACGCAGCCGCAGGCCGCCGCGGCGGCGTAGAGAGATTCCTCAGCGGCTTCCCGGGCGATGAACGCCGGCACGAAATGCCCGAGCATGACCGCCAGGTCGTTCAGCCGTGCGTTGTAGTTGGCCTGGTCGTAGCCCTGTTCGGCGAACGCCTGGACGCGCGGCCATACGTACGCCTCAGCCTCGGCCATGGTGTAGCGGCGGGTCGCGGTGGCGAAACGGGTCGACGGTACGGAGGCCCGCCCGATGACGCGTGCCGGCCGCTCGCGGCGCAGCATGTCCGCCAGCGCCGCGCCGCTGTCGTCGCCGTCGATCCCCTCGCGGATCACCGCAGCGTCCGGCCGGCGTAGCCACACGTACGGCCGCGGCACGCCATCGACCTGACTGGGCCGCACGGTGGGCGCGATGAACACGAACCCGCGGCCGGTGCCGTCGGGCGCCCCCCCCTGGTAGTCGATCCCCTGGCCGAGCCGCCCGGAGTTGTCCTTGTGCTCACCCAGGGCCGCGACGAACCAATGGGCCCCGCCGCTGGGCGTGGCCGCCGCGGCGTACACGTGCGGGATGAGCCCGGCCTCGCGCAGTGCCACCGCGGTGACGTCGCCCCCGTTGCGCGGGTCGACATCGAGCGCGTCGAGCACATGCCCACAGACGGCGGCCAGGGCATCGCCGGGTCGCCACATGTCGATGGCCCGCCATGGTGGGTCGAGCGGGGTGTCCGGCCAGCCGCGCGGGATGTGCCAGCCCTGGCCGTCGTGATCCGGTAGCGAACAGTCCGGCGTGCACGCGGGAGCCAGGAACACCGGCATACCGGCCGCGACCAGCTCGCGCGCCGCGTCGAGTGCCTGTGACTGCTCTTGTGTGAGCGGGGTATCGGTAGAGTGCACTTGCCACCTTCCTAGTCGGTAAGGGCAATCGAGGCCCGGACGCTGACCACGTCCGGGCCTCGCACGTTGCGCGCGGGGTGCGCTCGACGCTACGCCGAGCGGCGACGCACGGCGGCCTGTGTCTTGGCCACCTTGCGCGCCCGCGCTACCAGGGCTCCTGGTACCGGAACACCCGCGGCCTTGCGTCGGCGGATCGTCGACAGCGACGGCGGCACCGGCTGCTCGGCCTCGAACTTCACGCCCAGTAGGTTGGCCACCTGGCCGCAACCCAGGTCGAGCAACATCCGGTGCGCGGTGGACGGTTTGACCGTCTGGGTCGGAGTGCTCAGCATCTCCGCGTACTTGACGATGACATCGGACGTTTCCTGCCTCAGCCGCACGTGTGTGGGCACGGGGTATCGCTCCCGCTCGGTCATGATGGTCGCCAGCTCCATTGGTCGAATGTAGCACAGTTGACATTGATGAGGGGTGTCAAGCGTGCTACAGTTGACGCACACAGGAACCCCCCAGGGAGAAATCATGGCAAAAGACGAGGCCGCGGGCCAATACCTCAACACGTTGTTGAGGGTGGTCGGCGCGCTGGTCAGCGGCGAAATGATCGAGCTGAAAGGGTTCGACGACGGGATCGAGGTCATCGCCGTCGCGCGCGACAACTGGCCGGGGTCGCCGGTAATGGTCACCATCGCCACGATGGACGGGCACCGACCGGTCCGGCTCGACGAGATCGAGTTCGTCTGAGTCACCGGTCCGTCAGGACCGTCCATGACCCGAGCGGCGGCCCGGACCCGCGGCGCGATCCGTAGCACAGTCGGCAGCGCGCGTGACGCCAGGGCGTACACACGTACACAGGCAGAATGAGGACACCCCGGGCATGGCGCCCGGGGTGTCACTCGTGCTACGTTTGGCAGCACCGGCAGAGAGGGTGACGATCATGCTCCGTAAAGAATCTTGTAACACAGTTGGCACCACCACCGATGCACGGACATGGATGGTCATCGGGCGCCCACAAGTGTCCCGGGCCGAGCGCGCGCCCTCGCGCGACGACTACCTCTACGACGGTCGACACGAGGTCGCGGCCATGGCGGCGCGGATCGCGGGCAGCTTCGCCGTGGTGCTGACACTGTTCGGCGGGACCTTGTACCTGATCGCCCGGGTGCTCACGTCGTGAGCGACGACCGGCCCGTACTGCTGGATCTGTGCTGCGGTGGCGGGGGCGCCGGGGCTGGGTACGCGCGGGCCGGATTCCGGGTCATCGGCGTGGACATCGAGCACCAGCCCAACTATCCGTACGAGTTCGTCAAGGGCGACGCCCTGGCCCTGCTGCCCGAACTGATCGCCGAGTACCACCCGGCCGCGTTGCACGCCTCGTGGCCGTGCCAGAAGCACACGCCACTCGACGCCATGGTGGCCGCGCACGCGCGCCGCCGCGGTGAGGACCGGCGCCGGCCCGTGGTGGATCTGATCCCCGCCGGTCGCGCGGCCATGCGGGCCACCGGCCTGCCGTACGTCATCGAGAACGTAGCCACCCGATCGGCCGGCCTGCTCGACCCGATCACGCTGTGCGGCGCGATGTTCGACCTCGACGTCTACCGGCACCGTCACTTCGAGTCCAACGTGCCGCTGACCGCGCCGGCCCACTCGCGTCACGTCCGGCTGGCGACCCGCAACGGCTACCTACCCACACCGGAACGTCCGGTCATGACCGTCACCGGGCGCAACGCGCATCACGCGCGGGCGTGGGTGACCAGGGCCGCCGAGGTGATGGGCACGCCGTGGCTCGCCGAAGACCTCAACGCGGTGTGCGAGGCCATCCCGCCGACCTACACCGAGCACATCGGACGCCAGCTCATGACGCGTATCAAGGGAGGACCACAGAACATGATCACAACGAAGCTCGCTCCGCCGTTGCGGGTGGACTGCCCGCGCGACCGGTGGAAGCGCCCGACGCTGGACGACCCGATCACCGGCCAGCGCACCACGTACCAGCGGGTGACCACCCTGGCCGGGATGATCGACGACACCTACAGCCTGACCAACTGGAAGATGCGCCAGGTGGCCAAGGGCGTGGCCTGGCGCGACGACCTGCGCATCGCCGCGGCCACCACCGACGACTCCACCAGGGACGGCAAGGCCGCGCTCGACGAGATCTGCGAGAAGGCGCTCGACGCCGCGGGCGGGGGTGCCGGCGCGGCCATGGGGACCGCGTTTCACCGGGTCACACAGATCGCCGACGCCTACCCGGACGTGCCGGTCGAGTCGTACTGCCCGCCAGAACTCCGTCAGGAGTTATCCGCGTACGTCGCGCTCATCAAGACGCACGGGCTGATCCTGCGTCCGGAGTACCAGGAACGCACCGGGATCTGTCCGGACGCGGGCGTGGCCGGCACCTGGGACGATCTCGTGCTGGGCGGACCGGCCTGCGACTGCGGCCGGTTCCACGTCGGCGACAAGAAGTCCGGTCAGCACGAGTTCGAGTACGGCCAGGGCAAGATCGCCGCCCAGCTCGCCATGTACGCGCGGATGACAACCCTTTGGCTGGCCACGGGGGGCGGGTACGAGGCTCCGCCGGAGATCTGCCGCGAGGTCGGCTACGTGCTCTACGTGCCCATTGGCCGCCCGGACGAGGCATGTATCTATCCGGTCGACCTGGTCGAGGGATGGAACCGCGTGCAGTTGGCCATGGCCATCCGCGAGGCGCGCTCGGCCAAGCGCGGGCTGTTCGGTCCGGCGCTCACGCTTCCGGACGTGACGGCCATGACGGGCGTCGAGATCGACACGGCGGACAGCGCCGGCAACGTCACCACGACCACCGTGACCAAGCGCAAGCCGCGGCGGACCAAGGCGCAGATCGCGGCGGACAAGGCAAATGCCGCCGCGGCGGCATCCGTGAGTGAGGCCGACCTCCCGACCTCGCTGGCCGCCTATGTCGGCACCGAGCCGGTGCTCGACCTGAACGACCCCGCCGACGCCGCGATCCACGAATCTGAGCACCGCCACGACGGCACCGCGTTCCTGATGAACGGGGAGCTGAAGCCAGGGCCGGGCAATCCGCTCGACGACGCCCTGACCGCGCTCGACGAGGCGGTCACCGTCGCGGAGGTTACGGCCGAGGCCGCCGTGGCACTGCTACAGGCCGAGCTTGGCGCGGAGGTCGTGCCCGCCACGGTCGAGCGCGTGCGTCCAGACAAGAGCCAGCTCGACCGCGAGCGCGAAGCGGCGTACGCGGGCCTGCGCAACGGCACGACGGCGCAGATGGAAATGGAGCGCGGCAAGCTCGCCGACGCCATCGCCACCGCGCGCGGCCAGGACGACCTGGTGACGGCCTACGGTCTCTGGTCGGCGCACTGGACGCCGGACCACGACCAGATGGCCGTGCGGCGGCTGATCGACCTCATGGACGCCCGCAGCATGGACGCGCTGCCCGCGCTGCGGGCGCAGTACGAGGCCGCGTGGACCGATGACCTGACCCGATACGGCGTGCGGCGCCACATTGGCTACGTGGGCACCCGCGAGGGGCTTGACCGGCTATGGGAGATCTACCAGAGCGTGTGGACGGACGACCTCACGGCCGCCGGCAACGCCCGCCTCGTCGAGTTAGCGAGGTTGTGATGGGCACCATGACCCGGGCCGAGCGGCTGGCCATCAACCGGGCGTCGCTCGCGGCCACCCTGGCGGACCGGCCGATCAGGGTGCGCGGGGTAGTCCCGTCCCGGGCCGCCCTTGCCCGGGCGTCGGGCCGGCTCGAATACGTCGAGGTCGGCAAGTGCTCGGTCTGCAAGTACACCTGGCGGACGAACCTGACCGGCGGGGAGGTGAAACAGCACGGCCCGCGGGACAAGCCGTGCCGGGGTTCGCACAAGGCGCCACTCAAGCACACGGTGGTGCTCAAGGATTTGTACGTGCCGGGCGAGCCCTGGCCGAAAAGCTGGTCGTAGCACAACTGGCGTTCTGACACTCACTTGTGCTACAGTTGACATCGCAAGGCCCGGGGCGCAATACGGGCGCCGCGGACCCCCGAGAGGCTAGACGGACCCGGGCCTTGCACACCGACCGAACAGGCGAAAGCGCGGGTCCGACTCCCGCCCGGTCGACGCACGGGCCGGAGTTTCCGGTCGGCACCGACGGGGTCCCACCCGGCCCGTGCCGCCGCACCACGAACATCACAGAACAGAACGGAGCAGAACGTGACAGCATCACCGTTCAGCCGGCCGAGCGAGGCGCCGACACAGGGCTCGCCGTTCGCGGGCCAGGGCACCGCGGTTACGCCCACCGGCGGCACCATCGGCACGCCCGGCACCGTCACGGCGGCCACCGGCCCCACGTCAGGCTCTCGGTTCGCCACCAAGCGCGAGCGGCCGGACAACTTCCCCACCGCGCAGGACCTGATGCCGAAGTCGGCCAAGGGCATTGACGGCGCGCTGGTCGTCATCCGCGTGGAGAGCGTCAAGCGTGGCCTGACCAGCCAGTCCGGCGGCACGTACGACGCGTTTGAGTCCAAGACCTGGGTGCTCGACGCGCCGAACGGCCTGCCGCAGCACGTGCTGGAGGCGGGCGAGCAGCGCGACGACGCGTACTACCTGCCGGAGATGCGCTGGTCCGGCGCGGGCCTCGTGCGCGACCTGGAGGTGCCGCTGTCCGAGCGGCAGCTCTTCGTCGGTCGAGTCGGGGCGTACAAGAACCAGTTCAACCGGCTGTCTCCCGAGTTCGTGATCGCCACGGACGCCGAGCTGGCCAAGGCCGAGTCCTACGTCAACGCGCACCCCGAGGTCGACTTCCCCAAGACCTCGTTCGCGCGTGCGTCGTAGGGTCGTAAGGCGCGCGTCGCCGATATGAGCCGGTCTGTGTACTCGGCCAGGATTGGCATACCGGGTTCGACTCCCGGGGCGCGCACGGCATGGCCATGCAAGTCGAGGAGAGGTGCATAGTCACTGGCCTCGGCGGGCGCTCGCAGGTTCGCACACCGGCTTCGCGGCCGGTGGCCCGGTTCGATCCGGGGAGCGCACGAGGGGCGGCACGAGAGCGCGTCAGGGTGTCCTGCTTCATGGCACCCGCAAGGACGGTCATGACCTGGTCTCACCGCCGGTAGCCGTACCTGCGCGCGGTGGGCGCGCCGCCCCTGACAACGAACGGGAGGACATCGATGGACCTGCGAGCGGCGCTGGACGGCCTGGCGCAGTACATACCGAGCGAGCACGAGGGCGCGGCGGAGGCCGCATGGCAGGTCGCGATGGCCGTGAGTGAACTGCTGGACCGGGTCGGCGCGCTTGAGCGCACGGTCGAGTCGCAGTACATCGACCTCTTGGCACTGACCCATCGCGTCGAGCGCCTGGACGGGGTGAGCGGGCGATGAGCTGGTTCACCCCTAACCCGTCGGAACGGCGGATTCCCACCATGGCCGAGCGCGCGGCGGCCATGGGCGTGCCCGTGATGACCTCGCCCGAGCGCCGGTGCGCCGCGTGCCGCAGGCTCGGCAACCCGCCCCAGAGCGAGGTCATCCTGCCCGACGCGCCGGCCCTGCACGTGTGGGCGGACATGCTGTTGTGCGTGAACCCGACCGCGTGCCGCGAGCACTGCCAGAAGCTCGGCACCTGGAAGACCCCGGAGAGGACCCGATCATGACCACGGTTATGTTGACCGGCCAACTGGTCGAGGCGCCACCGGTCGCCAAGCGCGTGCCGTGGTGGCGGCGGCCACTGGCGCTGCTGCGCAAGGTGCTCGACACTGTGCGCGAGCGCTTCGCCGAGGGACGGCGCCTGACCGCGCTCGCCGTCGAGTACCGCGAGCGGCCCACGCTTGAGCGTGCCCGTGGCGTGCATTACTCGTCGCACCGGGCCCCGCGAGTCCGTCGCCAGCGCACGGCCAGGGCACCCAAGGGGGCCAGGCATACGCCTGCGCCCGGCCGCTGGCGCGTCGAGCTGCCCGCCGACTGGCGTACCCGCTTCGAGTCCTCGCACCGCTGGGCCTGGGCGCGGCCATCGGTGGCCGAGATCCTGGCCGGCGTGTGATGGGCGGACGCGTGGTGCGTCTCGTGCTGCTCGAATGCGGGCACTGGTTCCGCGAGTCCGGCCCGGAAGGCGTGGCCGAAAGCTCGCCGCGCGTGTGCTCGCACTTTGACCCGATCGCGGGCCGGTACACGGTCCACTCAGACAGGTACGCGCGCACCGACCAGGGCCTCTATCTCGTGCCGGTGATCCTCTATCTGCCCGATCCGCGAGTCGACGATGTCGGCCCGTAGCGCCGCCGTGGCCCCTGACTGGTCGTGGCTGGCCGCGTGGCCGGACACGTACCTACACCCGCACGCCGCGGTGCCGGGGCCGGTCGAGTTCGCGTACACACTCCACTACGACCTCGCGATCGTGGTGTACGGGCGGCCGGCGCCACAGGGCAGCAAGCGGCACGTGGGCAAGGGCGCCATGGTCGAGTCGAGCGCGCACCTCAAGCCCTGGCGCGAGGCCGTGCGCAGCGAGGCCGTGGGCGAGCTTGAGCGCTGGAGGACGGCGTTCGTGGGGCCACCGACACTGCTCGGCATCGAGCGCACGACGCCGCTCGGAGGCTGGCCCGTCGCGGCACGCATGGTGTTCACGATGGCCGCACCCAAGGCCGCTCGTCCGGGTGACCGGCCCGCGGTGATGCCGGACCTGTCCAAGCTCGTGCGGGCCACTGAGGATGCCCTCGTGGACGCGGGTGTGCTGGCCGACGACAAGCTCATCGTGGAGTACGACCGCGTTGCCAAGGTGTATCCGAGGTGGGACCCTGAGTCACTGGACAGGCCCGGGGCAGTGATCAGACTTCGGAGGTTGGCGTGAGCATGATGCGTCGCGCGACATGGATGTACCTGGCCGGGATGCTCGTGATCGTCATCGCGGCCACGGCGCCACTACTGCGGCCGTAGTCGACGGCCGGGAAGCAGGGAGGACACATGAAGGGCAAGTACCAGATGCGGGCCGTGGTCAATTTCGTGGTCGAGGCCGACAACCGCGCCGCCGCGCTCATCGTCGCGGTGGACGCGCTCACGGCGGCCGAGCTGGACGGGTTCGACCTGGACAGCCTGAGCGTCTCGGGGCCGATTCGGCCCGGAGACTTCGCGGCGCCGGCGCTGCGGACCCTGGTGACTAACTCGGTCGCACCGGGCACGTACGCGAGCCCAGATGGGCCGATCGTCGTCACGCCGCGCGAAGGAACGTCAGAGTCGACTGACTACCTGGCACGCCCGTAACCCCGCACAGCACGAGGCCCGAGCCGCAATTCAGACGGCTCGGGCCTCGTCGCTAC